GGTTTTGAAGAAGGCGATTGCAATTGCTATCAAGCACGACATCTATTCTGGTGGAGAGATCCATACATACATACAAGAGGCATAATTCCTGTCATCATTGGCGAGTTCGACCGAACAATCACATTGATCAGTGAGGAAATATAAATGTCAAGTTACAACCTACCCGCAGCCGTTGGGTCTGCAAGTGCTACCGGCGCAGAAGCCGTAGCTATTGCAGCGCAACCAGGCGGAACAAATGCAAACGGTAACGCTACCGATTCAGCAGGAAACCTTCGTGTAGATTTTGTCTGGGGATCTCGCCCAGCGCAACCAAACGATGAGCGTGCTGATGGAACTCCTACACCTACAGAGGTATACGGAGCTGCACAGAACGGACAGTGGACAACTAAGAGCACTGTTGCTTCTGCTCGTCTAAACCCAGCTTTGAACAACCACTCAGATATTGAAGCAGAGTGGGGTGGATTCCCAGGATTCATCGCAGCAGATGGTAACTATATGATTACCGCAGCTTCAGGTGATGGAACAACCGTTACTTACACATCACAGAACAAGCTTGCAGCCGGAGATGTTGTAAACATCACTGGTCTTACAGCAAGTGCGTACAACCTTTCTTCAGCAACAGTTGCTTCAGCCGATAAGCTAAAGTTCACAGTAACTAACGCAGCTAACGCTGGTTTGATTACAGGACAGTGGTACGGCAAAGTTGAAAAGACAACAGCTCGTTCAGCAGCTGATGGTGCAGGAATCCCTAACATCGTAGTACCTAACGTACTTGGTGCAACAACTGCAGTAGCTCTTGATCTTCTTAAGGATGCTGGTTACGAAGCAGCTTCAATCACTACAGCTACAGCAGCTACAAACGCAGCTGGAGTTGTTACAGCAGCTGCTCGTACAGCTGGAAGCACCACAATTACAATTTCTGATAACAGCCACGGATTTGTAGCTGGTAACAAGGTCACAATTTCTGGCGTTGACTCAACTGTAAACGGAACCTACACAGTAGTTTCCGCACCAACTATTAGCACATTCACTGTAACTGGAACAGCAACCACAGTATTGGCTCTTGAAGCAATTACAGGTTCAGTTGTGGCAGTTGCTGGAACAATCAAGTCTCAGTCAGTTGCAGCTGGAACAGCTTCAGTTCTCTCAACAGCTACAATCACAATCACACCTTGGGCTGCAGCTTCATAAATCAGCCTTACAACTTAATAGCGCAGAGGCCGGGAGAAATCCCGGCCTTTGGCATTTATGTGGCACACAATAGTGGGAAGATTAACTATGCATACTGAAAAGCATCAATTTGAGACTAAAGCGGATCGCCGCTATGAGTTAGTTGGGCGTGGTGGGTATGCTGTTGGTGGCATCCCTTGGTACAACCTCTACTACGGCGGCTACGGCTCCGGGTATGGATCTGGCTATTATGGTGGTTCTGGGACTACTAAAGACTTAACTGAAGCCGAAAAATCCGAAATCAGAATGGAGACGTACGATGGTACTGCAACTGGATCTGGAGAAGGAACCGGATACGACAGCGGGTCTGGTGCTTTGTGACCAGTGCTCTGCCCGAGCCTCTGTCTCTGTAAGCCTTTCTGCTGGAATATTGACCTTTTGCCTACACCATTACAATAAAAATGCTAATGCGCTTACAGAAAAGGGCGCAGTTGCTAAACTTTTGAGCGTATAACTACTTAGACGAACGGACCCTCATTATGCCAATGCCCGAATACGGACAAAACTTTGTTAAGCCACAGTCAGGTGGCACTGGTAGTTGGATGGCAAAATTATTTGGCGGAATCTCCGACGATAAGCGTGCTCGTCAAATGGCACAGATTCAATACGATCTGCATGTTGCTAAAGGAACATTTGATACAGGCGAGCATGGTACTCGAGCTAAAGTTACCGCTGCTGCAAAAGCTGCTGGAGATGATTACGCTGGAGAGCGTGGATTTAGTAGAGAAAAGCGTAGAGCTAAGTTCTATGAGAAAAAGGGCGTTGATTTAAAGGACATGGCAACTTCAAGTGCAAGTGTTCTATCTATGCAGAAGAAAGCTTCGTTTGATTACGGCGGAGGACCTGGTCAGACACAAGTTGATCCTGATGCAGGAAAACCTACAGGTGGAGAAAATCCAACTGATGGTGGAAAAAAACCTAGAACACCTAGAAAACCTAAAAACTCTGCAAACCCAGGGAAACCTAAAAAACAAGACGGAACTATTGCAGCAACAGTTGGCGCAATTAAATCTGGAAATATTGATTTTGAACAAGCTACCGGTAGCGATTTTGGTAGCGATCAAGGAATTAGTTCTAAACTAAGTGCAGACTTTGGTGCACACGTAACTGCGGGTGGAAATCAACAGTCATACTTAGATCAATTTGGACCAAGTGGTCGACGCAAGCGTACTAAGCCAAACACACCTCCACCACCACCACCTCCAAGTGGCGGAAAAAAACCTAATAAAAAAACAATTTCTAGCGGTGGTGGGATTACAGAAGTAAGAAACTCAAACGTTGAAACAGGAAACCGAGGAAATAAGTAATGGCTAAGCGTGCTAGTAAACCAAAAGATCCTCGTACTAAAGAAGAAGTTGCTGCTCAAAAGAAAACTAAAGGTTTAAAGCAACCTGCTATTGCAAAAGCTCGTAAAGAAGTTGCAAAAGAAAAAGAAGAGAAAAAAGCTAAGGGCGCTGCGATTGAAGCCGCTGCTGCTCCACGACGTAAAAAGAGTTCACCCAGTGCACCAAAGACAAGCGCACGAGGGGATGCAGGTCCTTTAGATCTTGATCGTCCAGAGCCAGCAAAACCAGCTAAACGAGAAAAAGCTGAGGATGTTCCTCAAGTTCGTCAAGCTGTTAAGAGAAGTCAAGAATCAAAGCGTCTTGCTCAAATTGGTAACGCAGACTCTTTGACTACTGCTGAAAGACTAGGCATGCAAGAGATGTCAAGCATGCCAATTCAAGAAATAAAGAAAGAAGCTCCTTTAGCATCTGACCCACTACGTCCTAAGCCTGAACCACTTCCTGAGTCTGTACGTTCACCTTTTGCTACAGGTGGAGCGTACACATTTGATGCACCAGATCGTGCTTTAAGTGCTCCAGCAGGTAAGGCGCAATCTACAGATGAAAGTAGCAAAGTATCAAAAGATTTAGCAAGACGAGTAAAAAAGGGAATAGATCGTGGAGACACATCTTTAAACCTTCCAGGTACTCCTTCAGTACGTGAACGAGCTTTAGAAATTGCAGTAAAAGCTCACGCACGAGCAGTAGAGCGCGGAGAAGCACATCCTCTAGACGTACCTACAGATACCACACCTGAGGTAACTACCGGCCACCCAATGCGTCAAGCAATAGTTGAAGCAGGATTTAATGCAAATGAATCTAAGCTTAGATCATTTGCTAGCGCTAAGGGAATGAAATTTGAAGATGCTGTGCATGGTCTGTATAAGACTGCGCAAATTCAAACAGCTAAGGATGCTCCAGTTAATGCTAGAGTTCGTAAAAATAAAGAAAGCGGACTTCCTGAGCTATACGATGCAAAGCATGAAACGCCACCTACAACAGGTTTTGACGTAGACTTATTAAATTACCTAGGTGCAGATATTCACCGTAAAGAAGGACCTAAGCCTGCTATTGAACCTAGAGATCGTCCTAGACTTAAAGCTCAAAATATTCTAGAAGAGCTTACTGGTGCAAAAAGAAGCGGAGAATTTTCTGGACGTGCTAAGGGCGGAGTAACTCCATTTGGACCTCAAGAGATTGATGAGTCGTTAAATAGAACTGCTAAAGATGATCCTTATAGAGGAGACCCAAGAACTCCAGGTTCTGGTAAGAGACCTACTGGAGATATAGCAACTTCTGGAGCAGGTAAGTATGCTCCAGAGCAAGTAAAGGATCTTCCTAAGCCTCCTGGTAAGAAAGCTAAAGCTTTTGGTGGAGCAACAGACTCTATGGGCGGAGCTATTCCTGGACCTACTAAAAATCCAAGAATTTCTCGTTCTGACAGAGGACGTCGTCAAACTCCAGCGTCTTCTCCTACATACAGACTATCAAGTGCGCCTCCTAAGGAAGTTCAACCAACACAAACAACCCAACCAAGAAGCACTCAATTTGAGCAGTTAGATATGTTCTCTATTGATTCGTTTCCTAAACTTTCTAAACCAGACTTCCAAACTCGTCGTGAGATGGAAGAAGTTGTTGTTAAACTACCTGAGCGTAAGCTAGACGTACGTGAAGTGCCTGTTAAAGATAGCCCTGGTAAGACTGTAAAAACTACCGCTCTACCTGAACCAATTAAGCTGTCAGATAAGGCTGCACGTGAAGAGCTTTCTAGTAGACAACGGGCTATGTACGGTATGACTGGCGCAGGTGCGTTTAGTTTTGGTACTACTGTAACTCCTGCGGTAAAAGCGTTAGCTCCAAAGAAACTTCGTGGTGGTGGAGAAAAGGTACAGGAGGCGGCTCCAAAGGTATCTTCAGGAGTTGCATATACCCAACCTTTCTTAGAGCCAAGCCTTTCTCAAGCAAAGTTAGCGGAAAAATTCCCACAAGATTACGCTAAGACAGACTCTGCAGGAAATCCAAAGAAGCAAAACGTTTGGAATATGATGAGTCGTCAATTCTTGCCTGGAAAAGAAGTTGAAGCTTCCCCAGCAACTAAGGCTCTTCAATCGCAAGCTAATATGCTTAGAGGTAAAAAGGACACTATGTTTGAGCCTCCTAAGTCGGATGCTACAAATATCGATAAGGTCTAAGATGCCTAGAGTATCTAGCTTTTCTCCCGAACCTGAAAAGTTTGACAAGTACAAGTCTTTAAGGACTCATGCTCGTGAAGCCGCTGAGTACTTGACTGGCTTGCCCTATAAGCAACCCAAGAGTCCAACTTTTGAGGGCTACAACAAGCCTGGGCGTGGAGTTAGCGGAGAGTCATCAAACTAATGGGACGTTCAAAGAAAGACCTGCATTTTGGCTCTAGGGACGGTCGTGGAGGCGTTGTACGCACATCCATAGCAGATCGCACTTCTAAGGCTGCACGCCCTTGGAACGAGCCTCAGGTTGTTAATGCGTCCGCAGCTTACGGAGTTAAACTTACAAGTTACAAAGAAGTGCATAAGTACGAGAATGCCCTCGAATCTCAAGGATCTTTAGAATCACACGAACGGTTTACTTGTGGACCCTGTGGTAAATTAAAAGCATCTTGCGCATGTAAAGGAGAACAAAATGGCTAAGTCCCCCGCTTGGACTCGTAAAGAGGGTCAAAACCCTAATGGTGGGTTAAATGCTAAAGGTCGCGCTTCTGCTAAAAAAGAAGGGCATAACCTAAAGCCACCTGTAAAGAAGGAAGAAGCGGCAAAGTCTAAGAAGTCTGCTGCACGTCGTAAGTCTTACTGTGCACGATCTGCTGGACAGGCAAAGATGTTTCCTAAGGCAGCTAAGGATCCAAACAGTCGTTTAAATAAAGCAAGAAGGGCGTGGGACTGCTAATGGCTAAAAGAGTTGAACTTAAAACTACATGTAAAAGTTGTGGTTCTAAGATGCCTTGGACTGAGGCTAACTTTATAAGCCCTAACGATTATTCTGCTGGATTAGCGTGTAATAACTGTGTTGATAGTGCTAAAGAAAACCATTTACAAGTTAAAACTGCAACAATGTCAGGTATTTGTAGAGAGTGCAGTAGCTTACGAGATATAGACGGGAAGTGTGGTTGCTAATGGCAACTAAGAAAAAAGAAGTAGCTGGCGGTAAAGAGTACAAAGGCTCTGCTGCTAATGGCGGCCGTAAAATTATTGTTGAGCACTACAAAGACAAATCCGGTAAGTGGCATACAACCTCTAAGAATGCTGCTAAGGCTAAGTACGAGAAGAAGCATGGCAAGTTACCTAAAGGCACAGATGTTGATCACAAGGATAATAACCACGACAACGATAGTGCCAGTAACTTGCGTCCTCTAAAACACGGTAAGAATACCGCTAAAGAGAATAAACGTAGAGCAGGTAAGAAGTAATAAAAAAGGCCCGGTTTCCCGGGCCTTTCTCATTATGATGGAAATTTATCCAACCATTTTGTAACACTCGGTTCTTCTGGAGAACCATCGTATGCGTCAGGACCTAGTCCCCAAGAGCCCCAATTCGTTCCACGAGCCGTCATATAGAAGGCCGCTTTAGCATTGGTTACCGGATCAAATAGATCACTGTCTTTTGCGATATTGAATTTTTCCCTACGAACCTCTCCCAGATTACCAATCATGTTAATTTGGAATAGTCCATAGGAATTGTCCCCAGTACCTGGAGTATTGTTTCGGGATGTTGGGTTTCCCCGAGATTCCCTCATGACTACCGACCAGGCCATTCTTAAGGATTCACCCTTAAAACCGACCAGAGATAGCATGTCTACAAGTTCCGTATCAGTGAGCTCGGTGGCTCCGCGGTACTTGTCTAACGGGTCTGTAATTTTAACTGTAGCTGTAGATCCATCTACTATAGGGGCTTTTTCTGCCGCTAAAGCGTTTGGTACTCCAACTATCAGTAGTCCGTACAGGACTAGCATTGCTACATGCGATTTTTCATAACTTTGCACTCGGTCTCCTAGGCTAGAAGGCCAGTCCTGACTTCGTATGCCTGTCACACATACTAAGCAACTTGGTCTCTTTCTGCCAAGTTCGGTCTGCAACCCTTTTGTTACGGAGGTGCTGATGCCCAGATTTCTCTGGGCACAAAGAAACCTTAGCAGTAACTACAGGGGGTCAGCAACCAAGAACAGCGTGTAGAATAAAGTTTCTTAAATCGAGAGGAATATCACATGTCTGCATGGTCAGCACCTTGGAATGCACCACAAATCAACGTAGAGGCCGTAATTGAGCCTATTGTAGAAGCTGTTGCTCCAGTAGAAGTACCAGAGGTTAAAGTAGAAGACGCTTCTGATAAGAAGTCAGTAAAGAAGTCTGAAACACCTGCTGAAGAGGAATGAGAGTAGAGCGCATCGTTACGAGGCAAGGGCACCCCGTACCGGAAACAGCGCATCAGCCTAAGGGACCTTTTCCACCAGAGTTATTTGAGTCCGCACCAATTGTAACTGACTACCACCCACAGCCAGATGGCGGGGTGGATGTTCCCGTTGGCGGAACAGCGCAAAATAATTTTCAAGCCATGCGATGGTTTAGGTGTAGAGTATGTGATGCAGTATTACGTGAACAAGAAGTAGATGACCATAACTGTGAGGACTAATCGTGGCAAATCCAAAAGACGTGGGGCCGTTCTATTGGCACACGCTTGTTTACCCTGTAAAGCCTAAAGAGTTTTGGGAACGAGCAGAAACTCAAGAAATAGCCGAACCTTATAGGGGTGGAGTTGGAGTATCCATTAGGCTACCACTCACTAGACTGGCTATAGTTATCGGTAAGTGGAATGCTAGTTTTGATGAAGGCCAGGCGTTGACTAACGCCATACGAGGCCGCTCTCTTCCAGAAGAAGAGGTTGATTGGGAATACATACGATATGGAGCAAAAGATGGCGACAATGTTTAAGAAACAACGTAATCCTGAACGTGAGCGCACTAAGATTGAAAAACGTGTGGAATCGCTTCCCACTACTGAACTTCTACCTTGGGTAGAGAATGCCCTGTACGCTATCGGCAAAAACTTAGCTGTTTGGCAAAAAACGCAAGATGCTTATGCTTTAGAGGAAGCTCGTATGGGTGCAGAGGCACTACACGTTATTCTTGAAACATTAAAGAAAAGAAACCCATAATGAGTGAGTTTGAACATGGCGATCAATTTGAAGAGATAGATCCAGAAGATCTAGGCTTCGATGAAGAAGATGATGACCTGCCTGAAGAAGAACCAGATGAGCTTGACGAGCTGTCAAAAGAGTTTGTAAAAGCATTAGTAGAAAAAATCATGCAATTTCAAGAAATGCTGGTAGGGTATAAACTACACTCTTACCAAGCACCCTTAGCTCGTAGAATTATTGAGTCGGTAATTATTAATGATGGCGAAGAAGTGACAGCTCTAGCTTCACGTCAGTCTGGCAAGTCTGAGACTATTGCAAACACTGTAGCTACACTCATGGTTATTCTTCCTAAACTTGCCAAAATGTACCCGGACTTACTAGGTAAGTTTGGTGATGGTATTTGGGTAGGTATGTTCGCTCCAATTCAATCTCAGGTTGAAACCTTGTACGGAAGAACAGTTTCTCGCCTTACTAGCGAACGTGCCCTAGAGGTCTTGGGTGATCCTGAAATTGACGACATGGCTACTAAAAGTCCAGGAGTTATCAGAAACATAAAGCTAAAGCACAGCGGCAGCACCCTAATGATGATGACTGCTAACCCTCGTGCAAAGATTGAGTCTAAGTCTTTCCACCTTATTATTATTGACGAGTGTCAAGAAGCAGACGACTTTGTAGTATCTAAGTCAATTGCTCCGATGGGTGCGTATTACAACGCCACTATTGTAAAGACTGGCACTCCTAGCACAATGAAGAACAACTTTTATCGGGCCATTCAATTAAACAAACGCCGTCAAACTGGAAGATCTGCCAAACAAAACCATTTTCAATGGGACTGGCGCGATGTGGCAAAAGTTAATACAAACTACGAAAAGTTTATTAAAAAAGAAATGCTCCGTATCGGGGAGGATTCAGATGAGTTCCAGCTGTCTTACAACTGCAAATGGTTGCTAGAACGAGGAATGTTCGTAACCTCTTCTATTATGGATGATCTAGGGGATACCTCTCAAGAGCTTATTAAGAGTTGGCACAGATCCCCTGTAGTTGTTGGAATCGACCCCGCTAGAAAAATGGACTCAACTGTAGTGACAGTTGTGTGGGTTGACTGGGATAGGCCTGATGAGTTTGGCTACTACGACCACCGTATTTTAAATTGGTTAGAAATTCAAGGAGACGACTGGGAAGAGCAGTACTTCCAGATTGTTAACTTTTTGAACAACTATGATGTTTTGGCTATCGGGGTAGACTCTAACGGAGTCGGAGATGCCGTAGCTGGCCGATTAAAGATATTAATGCCTAGAGCTGAAGTTATACCTGTAACCTCAAGCCCTACAGAGCAGTCCAAACGTTGGAAACATATGCAAGCCTTGATTCAACGCCAAATGGTGTCCTGGCCAGCCCATGCTAAAACACGTCGCCTACGCACCTGGAAAAAGTTCTACCAACAAATGACTGATGCAGAAGTGCAATATAAAGGCCCAAATTTTATGGTTTCTGCTCCTGATGAGGCCCACGCTCACGATGACTTTGTGGACTCTTTAGCCATAGCTTGCTCTATGACGCAGGACATGGTTATGCCTACCGTAGAAGTAAGCTCTTCTCCATTTTTTTCTTAATTTAGCATTTAAAAACCGCCCTTAAGGTAGAGACTTATACCTGAGGACCCTCAATCCCTATGCATAAGGAGTAAAAATGGCAGTAGAGAATATCGCCCCAACACCTCAGTTCCCTGAGAAAGTTGGAGCAACATACGAACGAAAGATGGCAGAAGCGATGCCAGGCCTACGTGGCCCACTTCGATTTGAAGAAGGTATTGCAACTGACACAGATGTACCAAGTGATTTTCAGCTTGGTTTGGATCAGGGTTATGACACCCCAGCCGGTCGTCCTAACCACAACACTAACGTGTTTGAAAAGTATCCAGAAGAAACCATGAAGCAGCGTGCACATGTCGGTTCAGCCGCATGGGTAGAGGCACCTGCGTACCTCGGTGAGTTTTCACAGGGTAACTTCGGAGATCACTCTCAGGTAGTTATCGAAGAGGTAATCCGCTCAGGCGGTCGCTACCAACGTATGAATCCTGCTCAAGTAGCAGACTAAGTACAGTAGACTACATAGGGCTCCCAGCCTCGTACCCCTTCTCCGAGGCTGGGCGCTCTACTAACAGGAGGATTAAATGGCAGATGTTCCAGCAAACCCAAAGCTTTGGAATTTGCTACTACGTCAAGCTAAAGCAAAGTATCCTTCTCACGGTAAGAATTTAGCATTCCCCGCATCTAAATGGTTGCGTGAGGAATACTCTAGACAGGGCGGCAAGTTTGTAGGTTCTAAAAAAGAAGTTGATCCAAAGTTACGTGATGTAAAGCAAGATCAAGAAGATGCTAAAAAACGCAAACTTGCAGAGAAAAAGAAAAAACAAAAACAAATGGGGTTTTTAAATTAAGATGGGGAGTTGTGAATAATGGCTGGTGGTATTGATTTTTCACCTCCCAGTTACAGAGCTGCGTCCTCTGACTTAACTATCTCGATTTCTCCGCTTGGTCTAGTAGAACTTGCAGATGAAGAGTTTGAAGTACATGGTCCGAGACTAAATCGTTACTCTCTTAACTGGGCAATGTATCTTGGGCACCACTGGTCATACCGCCGTGAGATTGGTGAATCTCAAATGGTATATAACTATTACAGGGCGTTTACTGATTACATTATTAACTTTACATTTGGTCGTGGAGCCTCTTTCCGTAGCCCCTCAGAAACAGAAGCTGTAGTTCCTGACATCCTAAAGCGTGTGTGGGAAACAGATAATGACAAGCACTCAATCATGTGGGAAATGGGCCAGCAAGGCGGAGTTTCTGGAGACTGTTTTGTTAAGGTGGCGTACGAAGAAGGTTATGAAGACTCTATTGGTAGATTCCATCCTGGACGAGTAAGAATCCTTCCACTCAACGCTTCTTTTTGTTTTCCAGAGTTTCATCCACACGATCGTTCACGACTAATTCGTTTTAAGCTAAAGTACCGTTTCTGGGGCACTTCTGCCGAAGGTACTAGATCTGTATATACTTACACAGAAATTCTTACAGATGACCGTATTGAAGAGTACATTAACGATGAGATTATTGATTCTCGTCCAAACCCAATCGGTGTAGTTCCAGTTATTCATATTCCTAATACTCGTGTATCTGGTTCCCCATGGGGCTTGTCAGATTGTCACGACATCATTGTTCTTAATCGTAACTACAACGAAGTAGCAACAGATATCGCAGACATTGTCAACTACCATGCGGCACCCGTTACAGTGATAACCGGTGCTAAGGCCTCTTCCCTTGAAAAAGGTCCGAAGAAGGTCTGGGGCGGGCTACCAAAAGACGCTCAAGTCTTTAACCTAGAAGGCGGCGGACAAGGCCTTCAAGGTGCAATGGAGTACCTAAAGATAATCAAGACTGCTATGCATGAAATGATCGGTGTTCCAGAGACCGCACTAGGTCAGGTACAGCCGATCTCAAACACTTCGGGTGTTGCGTTATCAATTCAGTACCAACCGCTAATGAACCGTTACCAACAGAAGGTTGTTCAATACGGCGAAGGTATTCAAAAGATTAATGAGCTTGTATTATTAACTCTAGCTTTTAAAGAACCAGAGGTGTTTACATACAACCCTCTAATGAACGGCCCTATCAAGCCAGGACAACTTCCTCAATTAAACCCTTCAGACCCTATTACTTTCCAAACTCAAGTTCATTTTCCACCACCTCTGCCACTGGATAAGCTCATTGTTCTTAATGAAATTCAAACTAAGATGCAAATGGGTCTTGAAAGCCGCGAAGGAGCTCTACGCCAACTAGGTGAGGAATTCCCTGATGAGAAGCTAGAAGAAATTCGTGCAGAGCTTATTAGAGACGCTAAGGCTGATGGCGCCCTACAACTTGTAAAGACTCAAATAACCGCGTCAATTGCTTCCTTAACTGGAATGCTTCCTGATGGGGAAATGCCTCCTGGCCAACAGCCTGGAGAAGGTATCGGTCCTGGACCTACAGGACAACCTGGGGTAGTAAGTCCGCTAGAAGATGGCGTCTTACAAGAACTCCAGCAGGTACAAGTAGATCTGGTCACTAAAGCGTACGGAACGACTATTCCTAAGAATAGACTACCGGATGGCGATAAACCAGAATAGTACGTTTAGGCAGACAAATTCGTAAGAATTTGGAAGCCTTGTTACCACTTAACAATCCGCAGGTCATCGTGGCACTAAATCGGACAACGACCTCTTAAACCTAAGGACACCTCATGGAAACAACGAATATCGTTGATACACCGGAAGCTCAGCAAGCATTCCTTACTGACGTCCCTGTAGCAACAGAAGAAAAAGTAACCCCTTTGAAGACAGAACTATTAACCGATAAGGCGTATACAGAAGACGATTTGAAGAAAGTGCGTGAGCAAGAGAAATCAAAGCTCTACCCTCAAATCGATTCATTAAAGGAAGAACTAACAGTTCTTAAGAAAGAGCGCGAAGAACGTCTAGCAGAAGCTGCAGCTCGTGCAGCAGAGGCAGAAGCAGAGGCTAAGAAAAAGGCTGAAGCTGAGATGGATGTTCGTCAGCTGCTTGAAGCAAAAGAACTAGAGTGGGCTCAAAAGTTGGAAGCTGAACGCGCCGAGCGCGAACGTGCTTTCACTCTTCTTGAGCGTGAGCGTCAGTATGCAGAACTCAGTGAGTATCGCACACGCCGCTTAGAAGATGAGCGTGACAACATCATGCCAGAGCTCGTAGATCTCATTTCAGGAAACACACCTGAAGAGATAGAACAAAGTATTACAGGACTGCGGGAGAGATCCTCAAGAATCCTGGAATCGGCGCAATCTGCCATGCAGAATGCTCGTAAAGAAATGACAGGAAGTCGCGTAACAGCGCCTCCAACCGGACCGATGGACACTAATATGGAGCAAAATCAGTTTACTGCGGAACAAATTGCCGCAATGTCGGTTACCGAATACGCAAAATACCGAGGAAAGTTGCTGGGTAAATCAGCATCGGACCGAGGCAAGGGAATCTTCGGGTAAGTAATTACCTCAATCAATCAAATCTAACTAAGGAGTAATACCGACATGGCATCAGCCGTAACAGGTACCGGCAATCTAGCCGCAGCACCTACAGCGTACTCTGGCTCTAACAGCCAGCTTACACAAGCAATTCAGACCATCTGGTCAAAGGAAATCCTTTTCCAGTCAATGCCTATTCTTCGCTTCGAACAGTTCGCTGTTAAGAAGACAGAACTAGGAGTTGCACCAGGTCTTCAGATCAACTTTATGCGTTACAACAACCTCGGCTTCGCGGGTTCACTCGTTGAAGGCGTTCGTATGTCAACTAACGCTCTAACCGCTCAACAGTTCTCAATCACAGTTGCAGAGCATGGCTATGCAATTGCTGTATCTGAGCTTCTATTGAACGCATCATTTGATGACGTAATGGCTTCAGCTTCACGTCTTCTTGGCCGCAACATGGCCCTATATCTTGATGGACAGGCACGTGACACACTCATGGCCGCATCATCAGTTATCTACGGATACGATCGCACATCACTAAACGCAGTAAACAACTGGTATGACTACGGTACAAAGGGCACATCACGTGCATCTCTTACCGGTGCATTTGATCTTACAACAGCAACCGTCAAGGACGCAGTTGAGACACTTGCAACCAAGAACATCCCACGTTTGGGCGAGACATATGTCGCATTCGTACACCCACACCAGAGCCGTAAGCTTCGTGACAACGCAGAGTTCATCGAAGTAACAAAGTACGCAGCTCCAGGTAACTTCATGCTAGGTGAAATTGGTCGTCTATACGACACAGTATTCATCGAGACAACACAGATCGAGAAGGTTGTTGGCGGAGCTGGCTCAGGCTACTCAGCTGATACTGCAGTACCTGCAGGTTCAATCGTCTACCCAACAGGCGGCGGTTACACCTCTCCAGCAACAAAGACAGGTAATGGTAACAAGGACCGCTACACAGCTATCTTCATTGGAGATAACGCATTCGGTCACGCAATCTCTCTACCAGTTGAGCTCCGCGATGGCGGTATCCTTGACTTCGGTCGTGAGCATGCGCTTGCTTGGTACGCTATTTACGGTCTTGGTCTTATTACAGATCAGTCTGTAGTTCTAGCAGAAACAAACTAATTTAACCCGTTAGGGGGCTGGGCCTAAAAATCCAGCCCCCCCAACACAAACAACAGGAGAATACTAATCGTGTCAAAAGCAAAAGTAACAGACGTCACAGGACGTCAACGTGAAGCCCAGATTAAGGCAAACGCAGAAGCACTAGCAGAACGTGCTGGTCAAATTTCAATGGCTACCGCAGAAGCAGTAGCAAAGTTAGAAACAGAAGTAGTAGATCTAACTAATCCAAATGCCGTAGCAACCGTAATTGACGAGGTTGAAACCGTAGGCGTAAGTCTTGCAGACGATACACAGGTTATCCGTGTCGCTGAAGACCTAGATTTTGTAACAATCGGTGTAGGAAATCACTATTCCTTTAAAGCCGGACAGAAGTACAAGGTAGCAAAGCATGTTGCTCAGCACTTGCAAGAAAAGGGTTACTTGTACGACAGGCTCTAAATAGCCTAATCTCTAGATCGCCCTCGTAGACAAGCGCCCTCCTGTCTACGAGGGTCTTTAACGTTTGTCCTGACTTATACCGGTAATCACGAGATTATATTGCTACAACAATTCCCGGAGGTTATCAGTGGCAACACTTGCAGCACTCTCTGGTCGTCTTAGAGCTGAACTAGGCGATATGGGCCGTAGCTTTGAAGAAACCTTTGTAAGCGACGGAAGTACTAAAAGGTACCAGCTAACCAACGCTCCAGTAAATGGCGCATCCCTGGTTGTTAAAGCAGGATCTACAAACGTATCTAGTACCTCCTCAGTAGAAGAACAGACCGGAATGCTGGTTCTGGCTAACCCTGCACCTACAGGAACTCTGATAGTTGTTTCAGGAACGGCTTACAAATATTTTACTGATGCAGAAATTGCAGCCTACGTTGAAACAGCCTTTCTAGAGCACGCACGAACCACAACAGATACTAATGGCAGTAGAGCAACCATACTATCTCTCCCCGTTATTGATGAATACCCTCTAGTTCTACTAGCATCCACAATGGCTTTGTATACCCTAGCTACAGATGCAGCTTTTGATATTGATATTATTTCTCCTGACGGAGTTTCTATCCCACGTTCTGAACGTTTTAGACAGCTTTCTGAAATCTTAAATACAAGAAAAGAACAGTACCGAGAGCTTTGCAATTTGCTTGGCTTGGGAATGTACAAAATTGAAGTATTCAACCTTCGTCGTATCAGTCGTCTTACTAACAAACTTGTACCTATTTATCGTCCACAAGAAATTGATGACTCATCTCTACCGCAAAGAGTTCGCCTACCTATACCAAACTATGGGGACATTACACCAGAGAGCGAAGTACTAACAAAAGACTTGTCTATGTACGCTGGAGATGACTTTAGTATTAAGTTGAAGTTCTCAATTAACTTACAAGACTTCACACCTAAATCAGAACTTAGAATCTTTAATACTGGCGGAAGAGCGCAAGTTGGCCCTGTTATTTTAGGAACCTTTACAATTGTAAAACTACAATCTGTACCTGGAGGCATTTTTGATACTCTTCAGTTAAGTCTTTCTGGAGACACAACTTCAAAACTTCCTACTACTTCTTACTACGACATACAACTTACAGATAACATTACTGGAAAAGTAAGAACCTACATGACAGGTAAGGTCTTTACAGCTAAGCAGGTAACAACATAATGTCCGAACCAGAGATCATTGAGATAATTGAACAACCTACAACAATAATTACCTTTGGTTCTGATCAAGTAGGGACTTCAGGTCCACAAGGACCTCAGGGACCTACTGGCCCAACTGGTGCAAGCGGTGCTACAGGGCCCACAGGCCCTACAGGTGCGGCTGGTTTAACTGGCGCCACAGGAGCTACTGGAGCAACAGGACCTACAGGTCTTGCAGGTGCTAACGGAACACAGGGTGCAACAGGCCCCACCGGAGCAACTGGTGCGACTGGTCCTCAGGGAACATCTATAAATATAAAAGGAACTGTTCCTAATACAAATGATTTGCCTACTTCAGGCAATTACATTAATGATGCGTACATAGTTTCTGCTAATGAAGATTTGTATGTGTGGAGTGATACAACTCCACGATCTTGGATAAATGTTGGACAAATTGTTGGTCCCCAAGGACCTACTGGTCCAATAGGTGCAACAGGCGCCGCATCTAATGTAACTGGTCCTACAGGAGCCACCGGCCCACAAGGTGAACTTGGACCAACAGGAGCACAAGGAGATACTGGTGCCACAGGACCGCAAGGAGATATTGGACCTACAGGTCCTGAAGGAATTCAAGGACCAACAGGACCAATTGGCGAAACTGGACCTCAAGGAAATGTTGGAGATACTGGACCGACTGGTCCCACAGGAGCAACCGGAGATTTAGGACCTACTGGTCCTCAAGGAGATGTTGGACCAACTGGTGTACAGGGTCTACAAGGAGAAGTTGGACCAACTGGACCAACTGGAGCTGAAGGAATTCAAGGACCAACAGGTCCGCAAGGTGAAGTTGGTTTAGAAGGCCCTACCGGACCAACAGGCGCTACGGGAACTGGTTTTGTTTACTTAGGTAATTATATAAATGGAAATGGGTATATCAGTGGAGTCGCTATTGTATCCGGCTCTGATGGTAATTTATATATTGCAAAAGCAAGCGGAGGGTTAAATGACCCAGTAGGTACTACTGCTGAATGGGATCTCTATCTACCTCATGGTGTCCAAGGTTCTACTGGTCCAACCGGTGCGACAGGCCCTATAGGACAAGGCTTAACTCTATTAGGTTCGTACAACACTTTTGCCGAATTAGTTGCTGCACATCCAACAGGTGATGTTGGAGACGGGTACTTAGTTAACGGAACTCTCTATGTATGGACTGGTTCTTCTTGGGACAATGCTGGAAACATTCAAGGACCAACCGGTCCTACTGGTGCAGTCGGTGAAGTTGGACCAACTGGTGCTACTGGAGATGTTGGACCAACAGGGCCTCAAGGTGAGCAAGGCTTAACAGGTTTAGAGGGAGATCAAGGTCCAACAGGACCTCAAGGTGCTATAGGACCGACTGGCCCTACTGGCCCAATGCCCTTTAATTATGTTGGTGCATATGACAATGGTGCTGATTATTACCCTGGAACGGTTGTTTCATACGCAGGAACTTTATGGATTCGAACTGGTGAACCAAATCCTGGATATCCACCAGGTGGTATTTATTGGGACACCTTCTTAGCTGGTGCAACTGGAAGCACGGGTGCAACTGGTCCTCAAGGTGATACTGGCCCTATGGGTCCTACTGGACCTACAGGTGAACAAGGTTTAACTGGTCTTGTAGGAGATCAAGGTCCACAAGGTGAGATCGGTCCTACTGGTCCGCAGGGAGAGCTGGGACCAACTGGTCCAACGGGTTCTCAAGGACCTCAAGGAACTTCTTTTACAGTAAAAGGTACCGTAAGTTTAACAGCTGATCTTCCTACTACTGGAAACGCTATTGGTGATTCCTACGTAGTACTGGAAGATGGTGGGCATCTTTGGGTTTGGGATGGAACACAGTTTGACGATATTGGTCAAGTAGTTGGTCCAACAGGACCAACAGGAGCAGCGTCAACAGTAGCCGGACCTACAGGACCTACAGGTGCTTTTGCTTACTCTAGTGAAACTCCACCAGTAGGCGCTGCAAATGGAGATGCGTGGTTTAATCCTGCGGATGGATCCGCCTACATTTGGTACGACAACTACTGGATTGAAGTAGGTGCCGCACCTATTGGACCTACAGGACCTACCGGACCTGCCGGACCTATTCAAGACATTATTCCAGTAATTGTTTCAACCTTTGACCATGCGAATCATCAAGGTCTTACAGTAACCTTCGATGAGGCAAGTTCTGAAGTTCGCATCATCTCCGATGTTGCGTTTATTGAGGCAGTTGCTTTAGCAGGACTATAAGGAGATACAGTGCCAATTAATCCAGATTTTTCCAACCTTGAGGCGATCATCACCGCCAAGGTTGAGTCTGTTGCTACAAATATTGATAATAAAGACCTTCTAATCCAGATGAAGGCTCTAGAGGCGGCAGTAGCCAACCTTGCCCTTACTAGAGTTATTGCAGAAGGTACCTACCAACAAGGTCAAGTAACTAACTCTGCAAATGCGGCAGTTACAACCTTGAACAGTGGTGTTACTACAGCTCAAACTACCTTAAACGGAATTGTAACAACTGCTACTACCAACCTAAATACCGCAGCATCCACCGCTATTACTAACTTTAACAACGTTGCAACACCTACTCTAGCCACCATT